TCCTAAACTCTTATAAAATACCATTATTCCATCCTCTTTTTTTTCATTATTCTCTTCTTCATTGGATTCATTTTTAGATACTGTATTAGATACTGTATTAGATACTGTATTAGACACTGTATTAGATACTGTATTAGACACTGTATTAGACACTGTATTAGACACTGTATTAGATACTTTATTATTGCGATTTATTATTCCTGCCCAAGAACTCATTTAAATATATTTATATATATTTATATGTATCATTCTTTAAATTAGTTATTTGAATATTTATATACGTGTCTCATAAATTCTTTTAACATTGTTTCATAATCTTCCATATCTAAAAAATTTTTATTCACTGTTTTTAATTGTTCATACATAATATCAAATAAACGCATGACATCATCTCCATGTATCATTGTCCATTTATTAAATGAAATTACTTTTTTATTAATATTATTCCTACTATATCCACAATTCGTATCGAATCTCTTAAAAACCTTATATCGACGCATTGTTTTATATATAATATATTATACTTAAATTAAGTGTGTATTCTTTAAGTATTTCTATTTTTAGACCTACGAAGAGAAGTTGAATCTGTTTTAGGTCTATTATCATAAATAAATTCTGTTACTTCAAGTGCTTTATCTTTATTTTTAAAATATGTTGACAATCTACTCTCTATATGTTTACGAGTAATAGCACTTGATCTTGAACTAGTAACACATTTAAGTTTACCTGTTCCAATATTAATATATTTATCTTTCATACTATTTTGATGCATGTAATTCATTATTGCCTTTCCTAATTCTTTTTTTTGAGTTTTAACAACTTTTAAAGCATTCATACTCGCTTTAATTTGGTCATCAATTGCTACATATTTTTTTATCGTATTTACGAATTCTTGGGAAACATTTTCAGCCATTATATAATATATTATATAATAATTATTTTCTTTAAGCAAATAATTATTATTTATTTAAAATCAATATATAATTAATAATATTAATTTATTATATACATTATCGATGTCTAAAAATAAAAAAAAAAAGAATAAATATCTTCATATTGTAGACGATAATTTAAATAATGAAAAAGAAATAAAAGATCTTTTTGTTAATGCAAATACACCTCTATCTGCTGCTAAAAAAATATGGCGTGTCAATAAAGATTTAGATATAATTTGGATAAAAGATGTTAATACTAATGATATATATCATTTTTCACCTTCTACTTGGACTGATAATAAAGGTAAAAAATTTAAATAAATTATAATTCACTCTCAAGATTAATACATATTTCATCTTCTCTCTTGGTGTTGTTTATGATAATTTCTTTTTCTAAATCTAATAAAATAAAATCTATTGATTTTCTCGCTATCTTCGTTCCGGCTTGGGGAAAATTTATTAATATTCCGCTTTTTTGTTTAGCTGAATTTATTTTATTCAATTCCCTTGAATATTTATATATTTGTGATATTTCGCATTCTCTAGGTGGATTCACAACTGCTTTTAACTCTAATATAATCGGTCCCTCTTTTGTATAAACATACAGATCAATGCGCTCATCTGCTAATGTATGTGTTATTCCTGTCGAATCTGTATATGATATTGTGACTCTCTTCTCTGTTTCGTATCGTATATTTTGGGCCCTCAATTCTGCCTCGAATGCACGATGATATATAAATTCTGAATGGCATGGACCCATCTCATCAAACACATGTTGTGCTATATTATATAATTTTGTAAATAACATAATTATATACTTTAATTTCTTTTTATATTAGTTTAGTATTTAAACATATTTATTATCTTTAATAGTTTTAATACTTATTACTAATAATATTGACCATTTATTCCAATTTTTAATATTATTTAAACTTTTTTTTACACGTTTATTTAAAATACCCCATGCTTTTTTTGCTATATCAATATTATCATTTTCTAAATATTCTACCCATTTATTAACACCTTCATTCCATTTATCTAGTTTACTATTAACATATATAACTGGTATTTTTCCTTTTTCTTTCTGCCATCGATTTTTTACATTAATATTAGTTTTTGGATTTCTTCTTAATAATACATCTAATGCTTTTTCCTTATTAGTCAATGCTTTTGCTATTGCTGTTGCCTTTGCTTGTTTGGATAACTTGGCTGCCTTGACTTCTTTTGGATTGGCTGTATTTACTGCTTTTGACTTTGCGCTTGGTTTTGGTTTTGGTTTTGGTTTTGGTTTTGATTTTGGTTTTGAGCTTGGTTTTGGTTTTGGTTTTGGTTTTGGTTTTGGGTTTAGATTTTTTTTTGGGTTTTCTGCATCTAAAATTCTCTTGTAACTTGATACTACTTCTAATGCATATATACCAACTTTGCATGTATTCCCACCAATATCTTTTACATTAACTGTTTTACTATTACTTTTACTTTTTTTCCATGTTACGTAAGCTTTATCTAACTCCTCTTCTTTAAAAAAAGCAATTTTATCCATTTCCGTATAACATAGTACTTTATCATTTTCCGATTTATTTTGAAATTGTAATTTATCCGGTTGTGCTACACTTACAAATATAGCACTTGGTCCTATTGTAAAATCTGGATTACGTGGGTTTACTGGTATTATTCCTTTAAAATTTATTCCTTCCAAATTACTAAATACTCCTCTTGATTCTTCTTTCATTTCACGTCTTGCATTTTCCCATAGATTTCTTGAGTTATCATATAATTTGTCTTTATTATCATATTTTCCTGCAAAAATATTATAATAGTCTCTTCCACCCTGACATTCATGTCCTAATACTACAACCCATTCTTTAACACTACTATGATACATTATATTTAATGCATTACCAGATGATGATTCTTTACTAGAATTTAAATTATTATAATATGAATAATCTTTCTTTATTTTTTTTATTATTTTTTGTCTTTCGTTACTAAATTGAAATAAAATTTTTTCTCCTTTTCCTTTTTTTTTATAATTTTGTTTTTGTAACTTTTTTTTATTTTTTATTAAATTATTTATATTACTTGGATTAATTGGTAGTGATTTACCAACCTTTATTATATAATTTGCACTTTGTTTCTGTTTTTGAGTTGGATTTGTAAAACTTGAACTTGGACTTGAACTTGGACTTGTTCTTGAATTTGTTCTTGAACTTGATTTTAAACCTGAACTTGTTCTTGAACTTGAACTTGAACTTGAACTTGGATTTGTTATTTGATTCGAACTTGAACTTGGATTTGTTAAATTTATATAACTAGTTTTTATAGGATTTACTTTTGCACTTCTTTCTGGATTATTTTTTAATGCTGATCTAATTAGGCTAAATATCTTTATAAAAGGATAAAATATTACATATAATATACTATCTAAAATACTACCACCTATTTGTTTATTTGTTAAATTTATATTTCTGTCTAATTGAATTACATAATTTAAATGTGAAATATATTTATCCGCATATTTTCCACCTTTGTTTAATGCAACTCTGGATAATTTATTTATGTAACTTATTATTTTATTGATATCGCCATACTTGTAAAATCTTTTTTCATTTGTATTTATTGGCATACTACTATTATATATTAAGATATAATAGGTATTTTAAAATTTTTATTCATTAGTCTGCAAAATAAGAATTCCAAAAATTATCCCCTAATGCAAGTAAAGCCTGCATAGTTGAATTTAAATAACATAACATGCCTGGATTAATAATACCAATAGGCTTTCCTTTATTAGTATTATTTTCTTTTGTATACATAAGTGCATATGGATATATTGTTTCATTTTTGCTTTCTTCAATTAATTTATTAAATTTTACTTTATTAACTGTTCTATCTGATGTATAAAACCAATCATCTTCATATTTTACATATGCTATATAATGACCACCAGTTGTGCTACCCCCATGACATATAATTGAACGTAAAAAATACATATTTTTGTTAATTTTAATATTTTCTGAGTTTGTTAACTCTATACCGGAACCTCTTGTGGGTACAAAAAAATCTTGACCTTTATCGTTTTTTTCCATTCCCCCTTCAATACTTCTTCCTATTATTACAACATCATTCGTTATAAATTTTCTTTGTGTAGTTGTACTCCAATCTGTATTATATGATTTCTTTTTTTGGTCATATTGTGTTCTTGTTATATTAGAAAAACATGATTCTATGGGAGTTGTTTCATCTCCAGTATTTAATGTATTTATTGATGGATTTTCAATAATTTGTAATTGGTCTAATGCTTCTTGTACTATTGTTCCTTTTTTTATAATTAAATAAGATGTATTTTGTAATGGTAATTCTTTTATTAAATCTGTTTTATTTTTATTACTTATATATTTACAAGTTATTGTATTTATTTCACTTATTGTCCAAACTTTTTTTTCACATTTTTCTTTATTTGTAGTATAATCACATGATAAATTAAATAATGGCAAAAATGCTGCTTCATTCCAATCAGCTTGTTTACTTATGCTTGTTGCATCTTTTGATTTATTTTTTATAATAGGATCAAATATATCTTTTTGTATTGTTTTTATTGGTTCATCTGATATATTCCTTTCATTATTATACTTAATTCTAAAATTCCGAACCATTTCAATTTTTTTATTTTTAATGTCATCTGAATTAGCATTTTGGATCCCTTGTGCCAAATTAAATAATTCTTTATAATGAGTATTCATTATATATTTTTGTTCTTTAACAATGGAATAATTATCTATTTCTTTAAAAGTTTTATTAGCCTTTATATCTTTTAAAGCTTGTTTTGTTTTTTCTTTAATGTCTTTTTTGGAAATACGTATGTTTTCTGTATAAGCTTCATCTATTGTTTTTCCAAGTTTCAATGCTAGTTTTCTAATTGTTTCTAATTCATTGATATCTATAAAAGCTTTATATTTAATTAAACTATTATTTAAACTTTTATTTAATTCGGTTGCTAATATAGTACCTTTTGTAAATGGTATTTTTGTACTTGAACTTGAACTTGAACTTGATCTTGAACTTGAACTTGAACTTGATCTTGAAACCAAACTTGATTTTGAACCTGATTTTGAACTTGATTTTTTTGAACTTGGAATTGAACTTGAACTTGAACTTGGAATTGAACTTGATCTTGAACTTGATCTTGAACTTGATATTGAACTTGGTCTTGAACTTGATTTTGATTGTTGTGTTACATTTATATAATTATTTCTAGGATTTTTAGTTTTAACATTTTTATTTCCATCTCGATTATTTTTTAATGCTGATCTAATTATGCTAAATATCTTTATGAATGGATAAAATATTACATCTAATATACTATCTAAAATACCACCGCCTTTTTGTTTATTTGTTAAATTTATCTTTCTGTCTAATTTAATTACATAATTTAAATGCGAAATATATTTATCCGCATATTTCCCACCTTTGTTTAATGCAACTCTTGATAATTTATTCATGTAACTCATTATTTTATTGAGATCTCCATATTTGTAAAATCTTTTTTCATTTGTATTTATTGTCATTGTACACTATTATATATTTAGATTATTTTAATTATTTGTTTTGTACAGTTTTAATCAATATAAATAATATAACAATCGCTAATAGTAATGTTAATATAAATACAACCGAACTTATAAATATATATGGATATACTCTATCAAATATATAACAAATTGCTGGATCAACAACGTGGGCTTTTAATAATTCTTGATTGTCCTCTTTTTTTATTTCATTAACAAATTTATGTAGTAATTCATTTGTGAATTTATCTATCATTATTAAACTATAAACTATTTAGAAATTTATTTAATATATATAACTAAATATGAACTTTAATGATGTTGATTTTAGTAAATTAAAAATTGTTAATAATAATATTCTATACGAAGATAAGAGGGGTTTAAATATTATTACACCTAAAATGAGGGTTCCTTTTGGGTTAGATGAAGAATATGGAAAATATCTACTAAAATTAGAATTTAGTGATTTATACAATAATGATGAAATTACTAATTTTTATGAATTTATAAAAAAATTAGAAGAATTCTTCAAAAATCATTATAATAATTCTGGAATTTATAAGTCACTAATTAGATTAAATCGATCATATGATCCAGTATTTTGTGCAAAAGTTATGGAAAGATATAATAGACTTGAATGTTCAGTTGTTAATAAAAAAGATAAATCATTAACTACTATTTATGATATTCAGAAAAATAGTAATGTTACTGCTTTACTTTCTTTTGATAGAGTTTGGGAAATGTCTAAACAAAATAAGTTAAGAAATGGCTACATTGTTTATGTTCGCAAAATATGTTGCGTTTAATTAAACCATTTTAATTGTACTTATTTATCATATTATGGATAATAAGCAAAGCTGTTTCATTAATGACAATGCACTCGACTTTACTAGTATGAATTATGATTTTATTAAATACACTAAACCAAGTAGAAAATCAGGTGTAGTTTATTCATATGTTAAATATATTGAAAATGAAGATAATATGAAAAATGTTATTATTTTTACACCATTATTAAAATGTATGAGTGATGTTAGAGAATCAGAAAACAGAAAATTTGCATATTTCTTATTAAACAAAAATAGAGATACAAGATTATTTGAATTTTTGTCAGATATAGATGAAAAGAATTTACTGACAATATATAATAATTGTAAAAATTGGTTTAAACAGCAAATTCCATTAGATGTATTAGAAGAATATAATCAACCTTTTATAAAAATAAAAAAAGATAAAATGTATATTAAAGTTTTTATTAGTAAGGATAATGAATCAATGAATAAAATTAAGAAAGGAGAAATGGTTTCTATAAAATTATTTTTGAAGGCCATTAGGTTTAGAAATCAACAATTTAAAAGTGAATGGGATTTATTAGAAGTAATCGATCAAGAACATTATAATGAGAATTATAAATTTTATGATCAATTATTAGATAATGGACATGATTATTTAGATTATCTTAGTGATACTAATGAAAATGTTGAACCAGACAATATGAAATATATAGGTAATAGTTTATTAAAAAATAATTCTAAAAAATCTAGTAAAACAAATATTAAAGAAAATCACAATTTAGCAGACATTGGAACTGAAAAAACTCAGGAAAATTTAGATAGGTTAGACAATCCAGAAAGTGTAGACAATGCAGAAAGTGTAGACAATGCAGAAAGTGTAGACAATACAGAAAGTGTAGACAATACAGAAAGTGTAGACAATGCAGAAAGTGTAAACAATGCAGAAAGTGTAGACAATGCAGAAAGTGTAAACAATGCAGAAAGTGTAGACAATACAGAAAGTGTAGACAATACAGATAATACAGGGAATATTGATAAACAGGATTTAGTAAATGATATTATTATAGATAATTTAAAAAAGAATTTTAAAAAAATTAAAAATAATAAGAAAAATAAAAAAAGAAAGAAAAAAAGAATTATAACAAATAATAAAACAATTTTAGCATAAATTTTAACGAATTACATCATAAAATGTAATATTTTTTTATTATTAATTAAATAATAATAAAAAAATATTGTAAAATTTTTTTATTTGTAGATAATATAATAAATGAAATCAGTAATTTATAGTTTAATAATTTTAGGTGTTGGCATTGCTGCATTATTATTTTTTTCAAGAAGACAAGCTGTTGAAAATGATGGTGAGGTTGATCAAGGCGAATATTTAACTCAACTTAATCATGAGAATCCATTAGGTCATGATGGAAATCCAAGTGAAGGCGCTGTTGTAACGAGTTCTAGTGCATCTGTAAATGCATCTAATAATCAGGCAGCCGAGGATCTGAGAAAAGCATCATGTTTTCCAAAAAGTCAATTGACTCCAGAAGAACTTCTTCCACAAGATAATAGCAGTACCTGGGCAAAAGTAAACCCACAGGGTGCAGGAACTCTTAAAGATAAGAATTTTCTCCAGGCTGGACATCACGTAGGTATTAACACAGTAGGACAAACTCTTCGTAATCCAAATCTTCAATTACGTTCCGAACCACCTAATCCACAGGTTAAGGTATCACCATGGCAACAAACAACAATGGACCCAGATGCTAACAGACGCCCTTTTGAAATTGGTGGATGTGCATAAATTTTATTTTAGTTTTAAACTATTTATAATTATATATCAATTATATATAATTATGTCAAATACTTCGGGATTGAATTATATTTGTTTTACTACTATTCCATCGCGATTTAAAAATCTATATACAATAATTTCTTATATTAAAAAAAATTTTAAAGGTCAATTTCATAATATAAACATATACATTCCTAATAATTACATAAGATTTGGTAATAAGTATAAAATTCCAGATAATGTTCTAAATATTGATAAAGTTAATATTGTAAAGTGTGATACTGATTGGGGACCAGCAACTAAATTTATTGGTCCAATATTAGATAAAAATATAAATAAAGATGATAATATCATTGTAATTGATGATGACAATATTAAAGATTTAAGTTGGCTTATTATTTCAAATTATTATTTAAGAAAATTTCCTAAGTCAATAATTCAGCTTAGAATAAGTTCATATAATAACAATCCAATTAAATTTAAAATGATTCATATTCATGGTGTATCTGGATTTTGTTTTAAAAAAGGTACTCTAAATAATGACAATTTTAATAAATACATGTATAACATTCCTAAAATCTTATTATTTATAGATGATGATATCTTAACATATTATTCATATCTTTATAAAATTAATATAGTTATGTCAAATGAAATTGTTAGAAGAAAATATTTATATCAAGATAATTCATTAGTTAAGCAAAGTGGTAATTTAAAACGATCTAATCTTAGGAAAAAAGCAAAACAATATTTATTTAATAAATATAGACTAAAATTTAATTTTAATAATATTGCTTAATTATTACTGACTTATATTGATTTTTATATTTTTTTGTCCCTCAATTTAAAATGTTTATTATTTACAATAATATATTTCGTCCGTTTTTTTATTTATCGATTTTTATTTACTAAATAGGGTGTTTTTCTGACTCCAAAGTTGAATCACAAATTTTGAAATTTTATTTTAAAAAAATTTGTGATTCAACTTTAGGCTTTTTTTATCAAAAAAAACATGTTTTTTAAATTTTTATTAACTGGTAAAAAAAGTTTAGAGATTTTTTTATTTTTAACTATAAAAAAATAGTAATTTTTATTTTTTTATATTTTTTTTTAACTGGTGAAAAAAAGTTCATTCACAAATCACAAATTGAAAAAGCAAAAAAATTTGTGATTCAACTTTAGAAAATGAAACACACTTTTTTTTTTCATTGATAAAATATAAAATTATACTTATTATTATCAATTAAAATATCAACATTTTCTTAATTTTTTCTATTTTATTTTCACAGATAAAAAATAAAAAAAAATTACAAATTCTATTTTTACAAAAGAAAAGTTAGCTTTTTAAAAAGATCTCAACTCGTTCCAAATTTTTTTTTGAAAAATTGAATTCTTCCCCCCCTTTAGTTTTTTAAGTTAAAATTTAAACTGAATATTCAGTTTCGTGACCCAATACATAATAATATTATTGTCCAGTATATAAGCTCCGTGACCCAATGGCTAAAAACCAGTATTTTATGGTAATAGATTTTTCTTTTTTTTTAACATTTTTTATATTTTTCGGACCTCACAAATTCTATTTTTTTATGGTAATAAAACTTTATGATTATTATAATATATTATTATAGAATATGCTAAATTAATATTAATATATTATACCATTTATAAAAAATGTATTTTTAGTCATTTTTTTTGCATTTACTTTTCGTTTTTTAAACTGGGTCAAACTAGTACTATTGGTTATGAAGATAAGAAAATATCATTGGGTCACGAAATTGGTGTATCAGTAGTAAATTTTCACAACGTTATGAAACACTTTTGAAAAGTGATTCACAAATATTTTTGAATTTGTGAATCGATTTTAATTTGTGATTCAACTTTAGAATTGGAAAAACACCCAAAAATTTGTGAGGGACTGTTTTTTATAAATATTATAAATTATAATATATATAAAAAATATATATGGATACCAAAAATTTATTATCTACTAAAAAAATGGATTGTAATAATTCTAATTTCTGTATAAAATGTAATTCAAAATTAAAATATTTAAGATATTGCTTAAATAAAAATTGTAAACATTTTTTAACTAATGAGGATATTAATGAACATTTATGGAATCTTTGGGCTGTTTCTTATATTGATGGTGCATATGATGAAAAGATTAAACAAATATTTAAATCTGATCTTTAAAAATATATAATTTATATATATACAATAAATGACTTCATATGATGATATTAATAATACAAAAGCGATATATTCAAATATATCTATTGATGACATTAGAACACATTATACACTTTGGTCAGAAGAAGGTCAAAAAAAATGGTATGTCTATAAATGTAAAGTCAAATGGGCACTAGATAATTTCGGTAAAACATTTAAAAGATCTTCATGGATTATGATGTCACCTGGACTTCATAATCAAGAAGGTCAGTTAAATAATAATTGGTATATTGGTTTCACACATTTAACAATAAACGCAATTAATAGAAAAATATCTGAAATGAAAGAAAGACTTAGTATACAAAAAAGTTTAGATGATAAGGAAACAACACCTTTATGGTATGAAGCATCTGAGAATTATATTAATGAAAAGGTTAAAGAATATAAACTACAACTTTCAATTGGTTCAATAATTAATAAAGTTAAAGATATTTTACTTGCAAGTCAAGGTGACATTATATCAATAGTTGATGTTGTTAGAAATTTAAATATAGAAGGCATGTTTAATTTTGCAAAATCGATTGATAAAAAAAGAGTTGTTAAATCATCAACAGATATTGATGGTGTAAATGTATATATACTTTTTGATTATACGCAAAATATATCAGACAGTAATTATAAATTGAAAAAGGTATTTGGTGTTTCAAAAAAGAAGATTCATATTGAGGGACATTATTATATATTTAAACCTAAAAATAAAGCCGCAATTGATAAATGTAAAAAGTTATTGAATTGTAAAATTAGTGATTTAATACAGAATGCAAAAAATATTTAAATATATTACTTTATAATATATCATTATAATATATCATTATGCATTATAAATGCGAAAAATGTAACAAATTGTTTACTCATAAATCTAGATTACTTAAACATCTTAATCGAAAAACACCTTGTAATTATACAAATATCAAAATATCAAAATCAAAGGAATCTAAATTAGAATTAAAAATTAAAGAATTAGAGGAAAAAGTAAATAATACTAATAATAAAGTAGTTTGTAATTATAATACTACAAATAATATTATCAATAATACTTTTAATATAACAATAAATACATTTGGTAATGAAGATTTGGTTAAACTAACACAAAAAGAAATTTTAAAAATTATTGATAAATGTTACATGGCTTTGCCATCTATGGTAAAAAAAATACATATAGATATACCAGAAAATAGAAATGTATATATTCCAAATAAAAAAGAACCATATGCATTAGTATATGATAATCAAGATTGGAAATTAATAAATATTGATAAAATAATTGATAAAATGATTACTAATAATACTGATAGATTAATTGATTTTATAGGTATTTATCAAGACCAAATACCTAAGAAAAGATATGAAAGATTATTGAAAATGTTAAGTGATTGTGAAAATGGAAAATTAAATTCAAAATATGCAGATGATATTAAGTTGATATTATTAAATCATAAAAAATTGATAAAGGATTATTATCAAAAAAATGGTGTTAAGTTAATAGAATAAAATTAATTTATATATAATATATATGTTATATAAGTCTACTTCGTTATGGGGGCCATATTTATGGCATTTAATGCATCATATATCCCATTATAATAAAGATGAAAATAGGAATGAACAAATTGAGTTTTATAATAGAATTTTACATGTAATTCCTTGTCAAAAATGTAGAGAACATTATTCCAAATATATTAGTGAAAATCCGACTAATATTGATTTATCTAGATGGTTATATAATGCACATGAAAATGTGAATTCAATACAAAACAGAAAAGGTATTTCCTTTGAAGAATGTAATAAAATATATCATATTGATAATTTTAATGACTATTATGCTCAAAAGTGTTTAGATATTATTGTACATAATTTAAATAATAGTTTATATGATATTGAAAACTTTAAAAAAATAATTAGACTTCTATTCAAGATATATCCAAATGATATTCTTAGAATGAAATTAATTACAATTTCAGAAATGTATAAATTAAATGATATATATGATTATAAAACTTTATATAAATGGTATTTAGATGTTTCAAATGATTGGATACCCAAAAATAATAACTTAGTATTGGGTTGTAAAATATCAACTGGTAAAAAAACTTATTTGAAATCGTATAAATTAAATGATAATATTGTAAAATCTGGTAAAACAGTTTATAATACTTTTAAAGATAAAAGGATTATATATCAAAATTTATATGATAATAATGGAAAACTTAAAAGAATATGTTTATTAAAAAATTGTAATAAAAATACAGTTATAAAAGAAAAAAATGTTATGACAAATGTAGACTTCGAATTTATAAAAAAAGCTTCAAAATTTAAAGATAAATAATTATATTTTATCCCAGATAAAACAAATTATATCGTCTTTATTTAAAATACCATCATATTTATGCAAGATACCATTTTGTGTTGCATAAAATACAGTTGGATACATTTTTACATTATATTCTAATTTTATAAGATCATTATCCATTTTTATATTTTCGACATTAACTGTTGATATAAAAAATTTATTTAAGAATTGACAACCTAATTCTTCCCACATTTTTGCTCTCTTTTTACAATGTTTGCACCAAGGTGCATAAAACATTACCAATCCTTTCTTATTTTTAAATTCATCTTTTACAAGTAACTTTTTATTTTTAAAAAACATAAAATCTGTATAGACTAATTCTGTTACTACTGAATCTTTTTTATAGATATTTGCTTTTTCTCTGTCCATAATATACTTATAATATACTTATTATATATATTTTATTTATTAATTTTCTTTTTACAAAAAATATAATCTATATATATAGATAAATGTTAAAGCCAATTTTTTTAATACTTATATCATTATTATTATCATTAGTTATTGTTTATTTTAGTAAAAAAAGCTTTAAATTCGATGGAATTACCAGTATTATAGTTTTACTTCTTACTTCAATTATTTACATAATTGTTTCTAGTAACATAAATGTATCATTAACTTATGAAAATTTTGAAGAGAATAATAAAAATAATAAAGATTCTACTGAGAAAGATGTTAATAATTATAAAACATCTAATAATGATAATGAAGAAGATGATAAAAGTAATAATAAATTATTAGATAATAAGCAAGAACAAATTAAAAAATTAGCAGAAGAAAGAAAGCCAAATACAGCAAAACATACATTAAATAACTCTTTGGATGATAATAAAAATAAAAGGGAATCAGTTCGAGCATCATTAATTAAGAAACCAAGTAATGAATATAATAAAGTTCCAGCCAAAAAATCTGGAAAACATGGCACAGGAAAACATGGCACAGGAAAACATGGCTCAGGGAAACATGGTTCAGGAAAACATGGTTCAGGAAAACATGGCTCAGGAAAACATGGCACAGGAAAACATGGCACAGGATCAGACCCACGTAGACATCACACAGATAGACATCATTTAATTGGAGGTTGTCATGGTACTAGATTTGGATGTTGCCCAGACGGGAAAACAGCAAGTAATCATAGTGGATCCAATTGTTCAACTAAGACCAAGCTAATGTGTGGTGAATCTAAATTTGGATGTTGTCCAGATGGGGTAACCACTAGAAGTAATAAGCGTGGTTCTAATTGTGATGGATATGAACCACCTTCTAAGCATCATTCTAAGCATAATTCTAAAAAGAATCAAAAACCTCAACCAATAAATATTGTTAATAATGTCACATATAAAAATGATGATGTTGATACAGTTGGTGCAAGAGCATCATCGGGTAATAATAGAGGCACAAATGAGAATACACAACGTGTCCCTCATTATAGACGTAGATCAAATGTATATGATGAAACACCAGATTATGGGCCATATTATCCAGGGGATGACGAAGATAGTGGTGATAGTGATGATTATGACAGTAAGTATTTTAAAGAAGGTTGGAGTTATATGAAACCAAGTAATTGGAGTGTTCCACATAAGAGGGACCCAGTATGTGTATCATCAAAGAAGTGTCCGGTTTGCCCAGTAGAATCAACAATTAGACCATATAGTGAATTTCTAGGAAGCAAAGAATGGAAAAAAGATCACAGTCTTTAAATTTATTTAATAAATTAAAATATGTTATTATATAATATATTATATAATGAATGATAACAATCATCTATTTATAAATTATTTACTAATATTCGGATTATTTTATATATATTACATTGCACATACTGATCCAAAAGTTAAATTAAAAGATTGTTTTTATTACCTAATTGGTTTAGTCATGCTTTATCTTTTCTATGTTAGATTCTCAATATATAGTGATGAAAATATAAATGAAAATTTTGATATTTTTGGCGCAGATCTTACTGAATTTGATAGTAATAATAAAGCATCATTAGATATATATTATAAAGAAAAAACTACTGGAAGAGCAAATAAATATAGTAAGTCAAAATCATCATCTACTCATCAATATAGTTTATTTGGACCGAATCAATTAAAGTCACCTGATTTTGACAAAGATCAAAATTTAAAGCTCATTTGTAATTCTAAAACAAAACCAATCAATTTAATTTTTAATGATAAATCATTTAATTTTTTAATGCATACCGATAACTTTATTAATTTTTTTATTAGTAAAGGAAATATTAAGAGCAAGATATATGATTACCACTTTCCACAAAAATGGATGATTAATGTGGTTGATAAAGATAACACAAAATGCTTAGTTAATATATCTACATTTCCATCAAAAGATAAAACTAAATATTATTTATGTATTAAAAATGATAGATTATCAGTTTCACATTTAATAGGAGGGTTTATAAATGGTTGGTATATGTATCAACATGGTGACAAATTTTTATTCCAGTCTGCATTTAATCATAAATATTTAACAGTAAATAATGTTCCAGATATAAATAATAATATGAGAGTTTATTTAGAAAATGAAAATAAATTTTTATTTAATGATATGTTATGGAAAATTGTTGAATCAACAAACTAATCTATAAATTTATATTTTTACTAAAATTAATATATTATTTTTACAATCCAATTTTAAAAATAATATCTATAAATAGTATAAGTATGGGTAAATACGATAAGTTTATAAATGTATTTATTATTTTAATAATTGTCTTTTTATTGTATAAATTATTATCTTGTAGTCAATTATTTGCTAACAATGAAGGTTTTGATTTAATAAAAAATGGTAAAATGAAAAAAAGTAAAGGATCAAATACTATAAAGATGGCTAATCCATCGGGTTCAGATTATGTTTTAGAACAAAAGAGTAACAAAGGAAATAAAAAAAATACAGATAGTAATACTTTTTATGAAGTAGCTATTGAAGTTACACCAAATTTATCATATAGAGTTTCTTGTTGGTATTGTGGAACGGGTGACTGGGATGGTAAAGATAATATTATAAATGTATTGATGATTAAAAAAGATGGATCTAATTATATTCCAGCATGTAATATAAAGATTAGACAAACAATGACATATGAAGGAAATAAATGGAATTATATTTCAACTACATTTAAAGTACCAAAAGATGTAAAAAAGGATGCATCAATATATCTAGGATATAAGCCACATGCTACCAAAGGGATAAGATATATTGCAGATTTAAGTGTTGCTATTGATATTCCCGGTGTAAGTAATTTACCACAATCTAATTATTTAACATCAATGATTGTAGCTTCAAATAAAAATTCTTATGATATTAGTAGTAGTAATTACAAAAAAGATAATACAGAAGTATATGACTTAACAGGTTTAGGGCATAATTTTAAATTTACAACTAAACCTGTTTTTAATAATGATTACTTTACATTTAATTCAAATACAGGCTATTTAATGGGTCCTCTTATTTCTCAATTATTTCCAAATTATAATTCTAATAACTTCACTTTAATTTCTAGATTTCATTCTTCTGGAACTAATGATAGTAGTTATGGAACACTATTTAAAATACATGGATCAGGTGGATTAGGTAAAAAAGATGTTAGTTTACAATTAGATATTCCAAATAATAGTGGACAAATAAAGTTAAATATTGGTGGATTAGATTTAGTATCTAAGGACTCATATCATACCACAAATGACATTATATATACTCTTAGTGTAAATAATAATAGTCCGACATTATATCTGTATACAATTGGTCAAAATAACCAATGTTCAAATACCAATCCCATGATTGTTGAATTTAAATATAGTGATCCTTTGTTTGCAGAACAAGTTATTCAACATAATAAACTTTATTTTGATTTTAAAAAAGTATTTTCAATGAATAATCCAAATAAATTAAATGGTTATTTATATTCAGTATTAGTATTTAAAAAATCTCTTGATAAGAATGTTGTATGTAATATTTCTAAAAAATTAGCAGATATGAAAAGTAATAAATTTGATACAGGTGGTAGACCTGATATGAATGAACATTTCTTTGATAACGGTTTAAATAATAGTTTAACTGAAAATTTCACAAATATAAGAGAGAATATGGCAAATGATGATACTTCTAAATTATATTGTAAAGATGATCAATTCAAACGAGATTTTGAAAATAGTTCTGGTGGAACTAAACATCATGATGCAAAGAAAAGAAATAGAAAAAGGAATAGTAAAAGATGCAATGAAGTTTGTCAAGATGAATGTCGCCCATATAGAAAAAGAGGGACAACAAAACAAGATGGAAAAGAATATTATCAATCTTGTTTAGAAAGTTGTAAAGAAGAAAGAATAGAATGTGGTAATACATGGCCAGATGGTAGTAGAGATAAGAATTGGCCGGATGATGACAGACATGGTGGCAGACATGGTAGTGGTAGACATGGTAGTGGTAGACATGGTAGTGGTAGACATGGCGGTGGTAGACATGGCGATGGCAGACATGGTAGTGGTAGACATGGTGGTCATGGCAGATGTAATAATCGCCATCATAGTGATGGGGAATGTCCAATAGCATATATGAAGAATGGTAAATATATAGTATATATTCCAAAAAATTCCAAGGAAGCAAGGGAATTAGGTAAACACGGTGAATTCGATTATGGAAAAAAAAGACATCATGCAAAAAGAATATATGAGTCTAATTTCCCAGATTGTCCTGTACCAGAAATATTAGATGATAATGCAAATAATCCAACCTTAGATTCTTGCCCATTTATTGTTAGAGAACATAATCCATGTTATTCAAGAGCGTGTCGTGATACTGATTGGAGTAAATGGGACTCAGGTGATATTACAAAATGTAAAATGAAATCAAAGTGTAAAGGATTAGTAGATAACTATTGTAAAATGTATAATCAAATTGATCCAGCATGTGAATGTTGGGATCCATCAATGAAAGACGATCCTAAATGTGCTAAATTTAGAAATTATTTTAATACAGGTGATAATTGTAGCCCAAGCCAATTCGATATAAATGATCATCCATATATTGGTAAATATATTAGAAGAGATAATATTCCATGTTGGAATTGTGATTTAGATAATGCAAAAGATGTAAAAGTAAAAAGAAAATATTAATAAAATATTAATAAAATATATATTTATATATCAATTATGAGTAATACATATTATACTAAAAAAGAAGTTGCAAAACATAATAATAAAAAAAGTTGCTGGCTTATTGTTAAAGATAATGTATATGATGTAACCTCTTTTATTACTAAGCACCCCGGGTCTGATTTTGCTATTTTATCAAATGCTGGAAAAGAAGTTGATAAACATTTCATTTTACATAGTAAAAATGCACAAACAATGTGGAAAAAAAAATTTTATATTGGTAAAATTTATACTAGTACAAATACAACAAATACATGTTGCATTATTTCTTGAAATGTTACAAGACATAATATAAAAAATTTTTAATAAAAATTTTTTATATTTACTATTAATATATGTCTTCATTAAATATAGTATTATTAGTATTTTCTTTATTACTTATTATTGGTCTATGTCTTCCATCGACAAATAGAACAGAATTATTTGACAATCCATTAAAATCCACAGAAGAATCTGTCGAGGGTGGCGCTTCTGAATTATATAATTGGGGCTACAAGGAGATTGACGGGAAAAAGAAGAAAAAGAAAGTTCCTAAACCCGACAATGATTATGTAGATGATTATGACGAAACACCCGCAAAATGTGTTGAAGAAGATGATAAGTGTGATAAATCTAAAATATGTAGAAGGTGTGATATTACTCAAAATAGAGATATTGATAAATATGTTCTTAAAAGTAGTGTACCACCTTGTCCAGATATGAGTAAATATATTGAAAAAAGAAATTTACCACCATATCCAGAAATGAGTAACTATATTCTTAAAAGTAAGGTACCATCTTGTCCTAACTTAGATGATTATATACTCAAAAGTAAAATACCACCATGCGCGCCATGCAGAGAATGTCCCTCTTGTGAAGATTGCCCACCTGTTCCAGATATGGATAATTATGTCAAAAAAGATAAATTAGATAAGATATGTAGAAATAGAGGTGGAAATGGTGATCCAATAGATAATGGTGGAAGTTGGTTGCCAAATTTTAGTTGGCCATCTTGGTTGACATGGCCGGGTGCAAGAATAGATGACGAATCACAGCCAACAGATAATCCAATTTTACCACAAAGTGGAAGTGATGCTGCTGGTTCATCTGGTAGCTCATCTGGTAGCTCATCTGGTGCAACTGGGGCAACTGATACAAGTTCGGGTGATTCAACTGGATTAGGTGATACATCAGGTGCCTTTAATTCAATAGTAGATGGTGAATCTGCAGAAGTACAAGAAGGATTCGGTAATAATAGAGTAGGAACTAATAAGATTGCATTTGGTAAAATGGCAGGAAGTGGGTGTGGTGGCATGTGCAGTGGAAATTATGGTGAATTTGGTGTATAATTTTGAAGTAAATCTGGTGTTATACTATTTTCATCTAAATAACAATCAAAAATAACTTTTGCAAAATCTTTATTTACAATTAAACCAGCAAATACATTATTATAATAAAGTTCTAATTTATCAGAATACCAAACAATTTCAACTTTATCTCTATATTCAATATTTTTAATATTTTTGAATATACTATACATTTGTTTTAATTGTGAACTAAATTTAGATAATTTTACTTTTTTTTCAATAACTTCAACCAATGCTTTATAGATTTGTTCATAATCAAGTGATCTATAAAACTTTAATTGTAAACATTTAATATAATTAGGACTGTATACATCTGATATTTTATTTATTTTAGGATATGTATATAATCCAACACCATATATTACCAAATAATATTTTGTTCTTGTTCCTAATGATATTAAATCCATGGTTGAATGTGCACTAATAGTTATTCTTTTATCAAAATTAAAATCTGTATTATAATGATGAACTGTTTCCATATAAATATAAACTGTTTTATATTTATATATTTTAAACTTGAATGTTAATACATTACAATCAATTACAATAATTTATTAATTGTAAACATAATTATAAACATAATTATAAATTAGTTTCAATTACAATAATTTATTAATTGTAAACATAATTATAAACATAATTATAAATTAGTTTCAATTACAATAATTTATTAATTGTATTATTTCGATTCTTAAATTTATAAACATTTCTGAAATTAAGTGTATTCTTTTTTAAGTTTTTTAAATTCATTGCTGTAATTATTCCAATATCTGTTTCTATCTTTATAAATTTATTTCCACTTGATTCTAACGGATTCATTAATACTTTTCTTAATTCTCTCACTGTATTAACTTCAATATCATTAACTTTTTTAACCAACATACCGCCTTGTAATAAATTATTTATTGAAAAATATGAACCAGGTAATATACCTGAAATAATAATACGTGGTTTCATTCTATTTGAAAATTTTTGAAATCGCATAGATATCATTGGATATATATCAAGATGATTAAAAGAAAGATCCATAAATACAATACCTTCTAATACTTCAAAATCAATCTTTTCATAAACTGGAAATCTTTTTTGGATACTATAATAAAATGGTGTATACTTAAATTTTTTAGAAGTATATTTACCATCTTTAAAATATTCTATCTTAACAGTTGATCCTAATTTAATATATTCTTGATACTCAGAGAATGTTAAAATTTGATTAATCTTTTTATCAAATAATTGTCCTTTATTATCAATTTTATTTCCATTTATCTTTGTAATAATTGTATCTTTTCTAACACCTATGTTATGTAATGGACTATTTTCGAAACATTCTACAATATATATCCCACTATCACATTTATTATTTGAATTTATAATAAGTGATAATAAATCACATGATGTATAATAATATATTACACCTAAATTTGTATTTCGAACATATTTATCTTTTAATAATCTGTCTTTTATATTATAAAATAATTCAATTGGAACAGCAAAATTAATATTCTGTGCTTGTGTTCCAACTAAACTACTTGCACAAATACCAACTACTTGTTTTTTATATATTAGAGGACCACCTGAGTTTCCACCACTTATTGGTGTATCCATCTGTAATTTACCAAATTGTCTACCGCTAAGAACACCTTTTGTAATTTTTAAATTATCTAATCCAAGAGGATACCCGGCTGCATGAACAGTATCACCAACTTTTATTTTATTTGAATGTCCTAATTTTAATATTTTTTTTGGTTTATATTTTATAGTTTTTAAAAGAGCAATGTCCATATCAGGACTAAATCCTACAACAATAACTTCATATTTTTGATTACCTTCGTCTTGTACTTCTATAAAAACTTTCTTTGCAGCTTCAACAACATGTGAACATGTTAATAAATAACCATCTTTGTGAATAAAGAAACCTGTTCCAGATATTTCAGCAGCACTCGAAAATTTAAAAGGGAATTGCCAGTCTATATCTATATTTTGAGAATAAATTTTAACTACACTTTTGTAAAATTCTTTAATACTCATATATAATTTACATATATTTTAGTTTATTACTTAAAATAATAAATTGTAAATTACAAGAATAATTTAGTTTATTACTTAAAATAATAAATTGTAATAATATATATTAATTATAATGCCAGGTGGTTTAATGCAATTAGTAGCCTACGGTGCAATGGATTTATATTTAACTGGTAATCCTCAGATAACATATTTCAAATTAGTATATAGACGACATACTAACTTTGCAACAGAGTATATAGAACAACCTTTTGAGAAATTACCAAATTTTTCCACAACACAAGAAAGTATTGTCACGTGTAATGTCGATAGAAATGCAGATTTACTTCATGATTGTTATTTAATTTATGATTTACCTGCTATATATGGTTGTCCATTAAGTAAATTTCGTTGGGTACCATATTTGGGACATAATATAATCGAAAAAGTTAGTATTTTAATAGCAGGTAACTTAGTAGATGAGCAATACGGACAATGGTTAAATATTTGGTCTGAATTAACACTTAGTGATGAAAAAAAGAGAAGATATTATAATATGATTGGTCATAATTATTCAATACATACTGCACCTAACTTAAATCCAGTCAATAATCTAGATAATGAGGCAGACGATAACGATATAGATTTAAATGTATCATTATGCGCAGGTCAAGATAATACATTATTATATCCAAGTAAGAGGTTATACATTCCATTGATGTTTTGGTTTTGTACAAATCCTGGATTAGCAATACCATTAATTTCATTACAATATATGGAAGTATTTATTCAAGTAGAATTTAATCCATTAAATAAATTATTTTTACTAGGATCCAAGGGTGCAGATAGTTCTGATTATGATTCATGTTTGGGATATAATCCATTGAATTATTTTTTGGAAGGTCAAAAAGGTAGTTTAAAAAATGAAACGGATAAACAGTTTTATGAATATATGAATGGATTAAATATAACATATAGAAATATTTTCTATTATTTTATATCACCAGGGAATGATAACTTAAATTTAAATAATTGGAAACAAAATTCATATATATTAGCCAATTACATATATTTGGGAAATGATGAGAGAAAAATGTTTGCAAATAATTCACAAGATTATTTAATAACAAAAGTTCAAAGAAATAAATTTACTGGATTAAAAGATGGTCCAAATACTATTGAATTAAATTTGATGCATCCTGTTAAAGAATTAATTTGGGTTTTACAGAAAAATGTACAAAATGGAAATAATTATAATAATAATTATACCTTATATGATAATATCCCTAGATATAACAATTATATAGATTATATATCAAATCATTTATTATTCAATAACACTAGAAATAATAATGGATTAAATCAATCAATTGCTAATATTAGTAATAATGTACAAAAATATAATAATTATTATAATGAAACAGTTACTTCAAGAAATCCATATTTATTTGATAAATATGGCGACATTATGTTATCATCTTATTTGAAATTTAATGGACATGATCGATTTAGTGAAAGAGGTTCTGGATTTTTTTCAGATTTACAAATATATAAATATCATACTGGATCACCTAATGTAGATGGTATATATGTCTATTCTTTTGCAGAGAAACCAGAAGACCATCAACCATCTGGAACATGTAATATGTCAAGAATTGAAAAAGTAGAGATGTTTTTAAGATTAAAAAATTATTTAGATATAGAAGATTTAACTGCTATACAAGATAATCCATCACTTGCATTATCATTTAGTGATTATAATATGTATTTGTATGCACCAACTTATAATGTTCTTAGATTCATGTCAGGAATGGCAAGTTTAGTATTTAGTAATTAATACAATTTATTTTAAAGATTTTTTTAGATATATTATATATAGTATATAATATGTCTAAAAGAAAGTTAGATAATTTTCAATCAAATGTTAATCAGTATATGGGGAAATATGATATGAATTTCAATAATCAGCAATACCAGAATCAGCAATACCAGAATCAGCAATACCAGAATCAGCAATACCAGAATCAGCAATACCAGAATCAGCAATACCAGAATCAGCAATACGTTAAGAATATAGATTATCAAATACAAGAACCTAAACAAAAGAGAAAGAGAACAACAAAAACTAATTTACAACAGATTAAGTTAATAGTGGATGATCCATCTTTCCACGAATATTCACTTGATGATTTGGGGCAATTATCAAATGAACTTAAAGTGATTATTGAAAAACTGCAAGGTCATAAATCTCATATTGAATCAATATTAGGAATGTATGTTTAATTTAATATTTAATGTAGTAGAAAAATATATATGCTTATTAATATAGTATAATGGCTGTTACATCTTTTAGTTTAGAATATTTTGTCTCTGTTTCACTAGCATTATTATCTGCTTTTTTAGTGAATAGATCTGCACCAAATATTAGTCCGGCAATATCATATTTTGTTGTCCCTCTTTTAGTTGCTTACATAGTAGTTACAGTGGTAAATGCAGTTTTCCCATTTTTAAATACATGGGGTAATAATTTATCAAACTATGTTGAAGATCAAACACTATCAACAGTAAACTCAATGGGTTATTTCCAAATTTTCCCACCAATCTTGTCAATCTTTATCATATTCTTGGTATTATTGTACAATAAAAATCTTGGTTAGATTTTAATTAATTAGTGAATTTATGAATATAATCAATAAAAATCTTGGTTAGATTTTTAATTAATTAGTGAATTTATGAATATAATCAATAAAAATCTTGGTTAGATTTTTAATTAATTAGTGAATTTATGAATGTAATCAATAAAAATCTTGGTTAGATTTTTAATTAATTACAAAAATCTTGGTTATATTTTATATAATAGATTTAATATTATTATATAAATTTTTATCTGTGATTATAATATAATATGGGTAACTTAAATTGTAAAGAAATGGTTGAAGAAAATATATTAAGAGAGAATATTTTATACAGATATAGATGGAGTTTTTCAATAATTTTAGCTATTGTAATTACTGCAATGTGCCAAAATCTTAAACTTCCTGGATATGTTAGTGGATTATTTATTCCATTAGGTACAGTATTTATTGCTGAGAAAGCAATAGATTATCTAGTCAGACAGAATTTAGATAGATCAAAAGTTGCAAAAATGGTAACAACTTGTGATGAAGAAATAGCTAGATTAGATGAAAAGATTCAAGCTGCTGTTGATAATTTACCAAGTGTAGTAAATGCTGATAATAAAGTAGTTGAAAGATTTAGTTCTTGTCATGCTAGTCAAGATGAAAAGGAAGATTTTGAAAATTTTAAGATGGAAGAATTTAATTTATTAGAAACTTTGGAAGATAAACAAGCTTCCGCTAATATTGTACCTGGTAATGTTGGATGTATGATGCCAAATGATAAATGTATGTCGCTCTGTTCAGGAAGTGGTGAAAATCCATGCAATGTTGTTGCACCTGTACCAGGACCACAATGGCAACCACAAAGTGCATCTGTTGTGCAAGCAAGATTACAGAATGGTCAATATGTTCCAACAACATGTTTGAAGTAATTAATTTTATTATTTTATAATATCATTAATTAAATTAATATCCTTATAATATTTACCTTCCATATAAAAAAAATATTTCACTTCTGTATTCTCTATATCTGAATATGAATCTAATTGATGTCCAAATATTTTATAATAATAAATAAAATTATAATTATTGAATAATTTTGACCAAACCCTATCTAATGCATATTCAGCAACTATTAATCTTTGTTCTTTTGAATATGGTATTTTAAAATATTTTTTTAAATTTTCAACTGAATAACTAAATACTTGTATTAAAATATCAATCATATGTTTTTTGAATATATATCCTGGCGCTGATCTAGATATTTTCATTCTGTGAAAATTATTTAAATAATACTTTTTATCAGTATAACCTCTGGGCATTAGTAGGATAACATCCCACATGTTACTATCTTTTATTTTGTCAAATTCATTTATAAATTCATTAAAAACATTATCATCTAATATTAGAAAATCATCTTCAAAAATTGCAAAATACTCTCCCTCTAATTTTTTTAATTTTTTTAAACAATTTAAATGAGCTTGTGCACAACCAGCTGTACCTGTTACAAATTTATTAATATATTCATTGTTTATGAATGTACAACCTTCACTTCTTTCAATATCTTTTAAAAATTTAAATTTTTTTTTTAAATTTTCGAAATGATCTTTTCTATCTTTTCTTTTTTGTAAATTAATGTAAAATCCTTTCATATGAAATAATATTATATAATTTTCTCATTAATTTCACAAAATATAGTGTTTTAACCCTGCAGACATTTAAAATGTTCTCTAATTTTACTATTCCAATAAGAAATAGATAGTTTATCCATATTAAATGACTTATTTTGAAAATCTTTATAAATTTGATTTATCTCGTCCTTTATTCTATCCATTAAAACAAATAATTAATTAATATGAAATATATTATTGTAATTTGTTTAATATTTTTAATTAAAATAATATATATTTCATATGAAAAATATTATTTTAATTATTGGTGCTAGACCTAATTTTATGAAAGCATTTCCTGTTTATGAGGCTTTAAAAAATGATTTCAACCTAACATTGATTCATACTGGTCAACATTTTGATGAAAAAATGAGTAAAGTATTTTTTGAACAATTAAAATTTCCACATCCAGATATTCATTTAACATTAGATAAAAGAACTAAGGCAGGTGATTTTGATGATAAACTTTATCTTAATAATGAAGAATATCTTAAAAATAAAGACCAAGTTATAAAAGAATTAATTGAATACAAAGGTGAATTAGGACAAATGGGTGAAATCAGAGATAAACTTAAAAAAGAGTTTGAAAAATTAAAACCAGATTTAATAATTGTTTTTGGTGATGTTACTAGTACATTAGCTGCTGGTTTAGCAACTAAAATGTTAAATATTGATTTAGCGCATGTTGAAAGTGGATTACGTAGTGGTGATATTAGAATGCCAGAAGAAGTAAACCGTATTTTAACAGATCATATTACTAAATACTATTTTGTTACTGAACAAAGTGGTGTAGATAATTTAAAAGAAGGTGGAATTATTGAAAATGTTTATTTAGTTGGAAATACAATGATTGATACACAAAAGAAATATTTACAACAAGCATTAGAAACAAAATACCATGATACATTAGGTATAAAAAAAAAGGATTATGTATTAATAACATTACATAGACCTAGTAATGTAGATGATTTAAATAAATTAAAAGAAATATTTGATGATTTAGAGGAATTAAGTAAAGAAAACAAATTAGTTTATCCAATTCATCCTAGAACTAAGAAAAACTTGAAAAAATTAGGATATCTTGAAAAAGTAGAAAATAATAAAAATATAATTTTACAAGATCCATTGGGTTATTTAGAATTTACGTGTTTAATGGCAAATTGTAAATATGTTGTTACAGATAGTGGTGGAATTCAAGAAGAAACAACAGCTCTTAATATTCCTTGTTTCACTTTACGTGAAAATACAGAACGTCCTAGTACCTTAATTGAAAATCAAGGTACAAATCAGATGATCCACAAAATTAGTGAAATAGAATTGAAAGAATGTAAAGGTTCAATGGATTTATGGGATGGTAAGAGTAGTGAAAGAATAAATAACTTTATTTTAAGAAATATTAACATAGAAAATGAAATGTTAAATGAATTTGAACAAATTATTTTAATACCAATTGGAGGTTTAGGTACACGTTTTAAAAAAAATAGTTATAAACGTCCAAAAGCATTAATTAACATATTTGGAGAACCAATTATTTTTCATTTAATCAATAATTTAAATATAAATGATAAAACATTGATATATATAGTTTATAATAATGAATATTATTGTTATAGATTTGAAGATATGTTGAGAAAAAAATTTTCAAATATACATTTTAATTTTCATCATCTGCAAAATAATACAGAAGGTGCGGCAGAAACAATAAATATAGCATTAAAAAATTTGAAAATCAAAAATGATTTACCTATAATTTGTTTAGATTCTGATAATTTTTATACAGAGAATATTATACAAAAATGGAATAAACAAAATGGTATATTGTATTTTGAGGATCATTCAGAAAAACCCCTGTATTCGTATATAGAATTTGATAATTATAATAATGTTATAAATATACAAGAAAAAGAAAAAATATCTAATAATGCTTGTTGTGGAGGATACGGCTTTTCATCTTATAAACAATTATTAAAATATACACAACTTATATTAGATGAAAATTTTAAGTTTAAAAATGAATATTATACATCATCATGTATTAAGAGAATGTTAGTTAATAATATATCTTTCTGTGGAATAAAAATTAATAAAGAAAAATATCATTGCTTAGGAACACCAATACAATTAAAACAATTTTATAATAATATACCTAATATTTCATGTATTAGCATGGATAGAAAAATACAAAAAAAAAGAGTTTGTTTTGATTTAGATAATACATTAGTAACTTATCCAAAAATACCTAATGATTACTCTTCTGTTGAACCAATTGAAAAAACAATTAATTTTGTTAGATATTTAAAAAAATTTGGACATACAATCATAATACATACAGCACGAAGAATGAAAACCCATAAAGGAAATTTGGGGGGAGTAATTGCTGATATAGGAAAAATTACATTTGATACATTAGAGAAATTTAATATTCCTTACGATGAATTATATTTTGGAAAACCGCAAGCAGATTTTTACATTGACGACAACGCTGTTTCTGCTTATAATAATTTAGAAAAAGAATTGGGATTTTATCAAGATTCTATAAAACCAAGAGATTTTAATAGTGTTGAAAAGAATACAATCGAAATTTACACAAAACGATCTCATGATTTGTCTGGAGAAATATATTATTATTCTAATATTCCGCGTGAAATTAAAGACATGTTTCCTTTATTTATTGATTTTGATAAAAATAATAAATGGTATTCTATTGAAAAAATTTCTGGTCTAACTTTATCAAATTTATATATATCAGAATTACTAACATTTACTATATTAAAAACAATAATGGAATCTATTAAAAGAATTCAAAGTGTAAAGGTAATTGGTGATACAAATATAAATATTTATGCAAATTATAAATATAAATTAAAAAAACGGTATGAAAATTATAATTATACTAAGTTTCCTAATTCTTATCAAAAATACAAAACACTATATGAAAAATTAGAAAAATACGAGAATAATAACAAGGGAAAAATTTCGTGTATTCACGGAGATCCTGTATTTACAAATATATTAATAAATGAACACGAAAAAATAAAGTTTATTGATATGAGAGGACAACAGGGAAATACATTAACGATATATGGAGATTGGTTGTACGATTGGGCTAAGTTTTATCAGTCATTAATTGGTTATGATGAGATATTATTAGATAAAGAGATTAAATTAGATTATAAAAAAGGTATGATTAGTAAATTTAGGGAAATATTTATTGATTGGTATTCAAAAGAGGATTTTGAAAATTTAAAAACAGTAACAAATAGTTTGCTTTTTACTTTGATTCCATTACACAATAATGAAAAATGTATTAAATATTATAATTTAATAAAAATTTAAATAATAAAAATTTAAATAATACAATATATTATATGCCCCTAAAAGTTTATATTGGTTTAATTGGAAATTATAGGACTTTTGAACAAACCTATAAATCATTATTTATCAATTTAATAGATGCTAATCCATCATGTAATTTTGATATTTATATTAATACAGAGGTTGAAGAAGGAATTATAAATGATAAATGGAAACGAAAAAATCATATTAAAACAAAATATAATAAATATACTAAAGAAGATTTGGATCTATTATTTAAAAAATATTATAAATCAAATCTTAAACAAATAACTTATTTTACAATAAAAAGACGCACTCCTTGGCGTCCAAGAATTAAAAAATTAATAAATGATTATAAAAATACTAATAATAATAGTTATGACTTATTTTTTTTTATGCGTATTGATTGTGTATTTTTAAATAAATTAAATATTTTAAATTATGCAAATAAACTAGACAATAATATTGTTAAAATGATTTGTAGAGATATAATCGTACCAGATAGATTTGACCATGACAGAGATTGGGATATGGGTGTTGTATCAAAAAATATTGATAATATTTATAAATTTGTAAGTTATGATTACCAATTTTTAACCCCAGATGATAGTGAATTAGAAAAATTATTAAAAAAAATTAAATGTAATGGTATTTTTACGAAATATAATTTACCATTACCTAGAGATGTAGAAATAAAATATAAAAATGGTTGGCATTATAGAAACAATTGTGCTACTTATTCATTTAATAAATTAATTGGACCTTTATGGTATGAAGATGAATTCTTTTTATCTATATTAAGGTAATATTTAATTATATTATAATATTGTAACTTATATTATAATATTGTAACTAAGAATATTACGTTGTTTCGGTTCAGATCCACTAGCCGTAGTGCTTCTCAACACATAGACCACAACTTGACCCAAATGAATGTTTTAACATGAGGAAATGGAAATACTTAAATAAAGTAATGGCTATTCCAATACTAGTTTTAAAAAAATAATGAATTAAAGCATTGTAGTACTTACAGTAAAAATGATGCGTTAATAATTTTATTAATATTTTAGGAATATTTTATAATATTATAGATTATTTTTATTTTAGACTTTACCTACACATAAGATTTAAAATATTTCTGTTTTTTAAAATATTTTTATTAATCATAAATCTTAAATATTAAATATTAAATATTAAATATTAAATATTTAATATATATATATATATAAATGGCTACTAAATTTAAAGAAGATACTGTCGTAGAATTTGTTCCTATTATATTATGGAAAAATGATGAAAATTTACGTAATATAATTAAAAAAACATTTAATGTTGTTGATAACTTTATATTAACATTTAATAAAGATGAACTAAAAATAAAATTAGAAGAATTATACTATCCTCATAAATTAAAAATAAATGATCCAAGAATTTGTTCGCAAAATATTGAAATATTAGTATTAAAGATGATAGATCCAACATATAAAATTTTTAGTAGAAGTGAACACATTAATAAACCGTTGAACGAAACAATAATTAATTTTTAAAAAAAAACAAGAAAAATATACAACGCTTATTATTTTCATTCAGCTGATTATCTTAACGAATCACAACATGTATTTAAGGTTTTTAATATTAAAAAATACATAACAAATAATTTATTTGTTAATATAAAAGATTTACAAAGTATAATATTGTTAAATTATCCTGGTAGTTGTTATTGTTTAAAAAAGATAGAAGAAACGCCACATTATTTATATCTTAATGGAGACAAAAGATATTATAGAGAATTTTTATCTCGCTGCTATAAATCTCGTACTACAAATTCTTATGATTCATTAATTAGTAATATTAACTCAGAAAAAATTTGTAATGAAAAAATTAATAATATAACTATTGATATAAGTTACAATACAAATATTAATAAATATATAATTTTAAACGGAATTCATAGAACTTCTATTTATAAAAATAATAATATTAATTATATTAAATGTAATTTAAAAAGCAAAACAAGTGAAAATCATATTTTTAAAGATAAAATAAGGTATGAACATGAACATTATTTTGAATTTGAACAAATAATGAATGACTTAGAAGTAAATAATATAAGATATGTAATTATTCGAGGATTTAAAAAACTTCCATTAACACCTGATACTGACTTAGATATAGTATGTCATCCAGACGATTTAAATAAACTAAAAGAAATAATGTCAACAAGGTTATGTTTAATGAGAAAAAAGATAATAGAAATAAATTCTAAAAAAGTGAATTATTTACAATACAAAACAACTAATATACCTAATAAAAATATTAAGAATACTTATTTTCATATTGATATATATGATGATGTATTTTTCTTTTATAAAGAAAAAATTTGCTTAACAAATTTATTGGATAAATTATTTGATAATAGAATTAAACATATGAAAAAATTGTATATACCAAGTCCAGAATTTGAATATTTTTTATTAATACTTCGTATTTGTTTTGATGTAAATAGAATAAAACCTAAGCATAAAAATAGATTAAAAGAACTTATACCTAATGTCAAAAACGAACATGATTTGTTTAGTTATTTAAATAATGCAGAAAAAGAATTTCTAATATCAAAAATAAATGATCTTTCTGTACCAATTGTTAAAAATTATCCCGTCATAAAGTATGGTTATTGATTAAAAAAAATTCAGAATTTAAATATGATAGATATCAGTACAAATAATTTTTATAATTATAAAGGTTTAAATTTTTTATCAAAATTGAATAAAAAAAATAACAATATTGTCTTTAATTTTCATGGTAATGTTCGCGATAAGGGATTAGATAGAGTAACTTTTAGAGGATTTTGTTATGATATTAATAATACCGATATTATTTGTATTTCAGATTATTTATTGAATAAATATGAAGATTTACATATTACTTGGGGATTATCTACTAAAAAATATAATGCAGATTGTATTTACAAAGAAGTATTTACATATTTAATTAATTTAAAAAACTATAAAAATATAGTATTTACTGGATCTTCCGTAGGGGGATTCCCAAGTTTAAAGTATGCAAGTATATTTAATTGTACCGCTATAATAGCAAATAGTCAACTTTATCTAGAAGATTATGGAAAGTGGGCAAAAAACGGTTTTTATACTACAAAAAGTATAGTTGAAAATAATAATGATGAACTTGTTTATGAAGATAAACAAATAGAAAGTATTATTGAAAAATATAAACCAAAAAAAGTAATTATTTACAATAATACAAAATGTCAAACCTACAGAAGACACTTGCAAGTATTTATTGATTATATAGAAAAATCTAAAATATCAAATTTATTTGAAATAAATTTATTTGAAGGCATAATCAAAGATGGAGACCCACCAGGTATAACACATCATGGTATACAATATCCGGATGACAAAAAACATATTCAGATTTTACGTGATTTTTTTGGTTAATCTTAAATCTTAAATATTAAATATTAAATATTAAATATTTAATATATATATATAAATGGAAAATAACATTATTGACAAAAAATGCATAATTTTGTGTGGAAGACAAAATTCGTGTGCAGTAAATAATATTAAAAAAATTATTGACTTTTTAAATGCAGATTTATTTTTAGTTTATGAAAATGATACATACAACTATTCTAATCATAAAAATATAAAAGGTAAAATTAAAGTAAAAAATTATCCTAATAGGACTAGAGTTGAAAATCAATTTTTGAAAATTAAAGAAGGATGGATACTAATGGAAAAATATGAGCAGAAAAATAATTTTAAGTATAAGTCAGTTTTTAGACTAAGAGGTGATATTAATTATAGTATAGATGAAAGTATTGATTTAAAAATGGAGGACAATTATGTATATTTAAATAGTGACTTTTTATTTTATGGATTTAGAAATAATGTTAAAAATTGTTTTTTTTTGTATGATTTTTGGTATGAATTTAAAAATGATAAACAATTATATAATATTGAAATAATTGACGTGATAAATACAATAAAAAATAACCAAAATGAATGTTTTAACATAAGGAAATGGAAATACTTAAATAAAGTAATGGCTATTCCAATACCAGTTTTAAAAAATAATGAATTAAAGAATCGTAGTGCTTATAGTAAAAATAATGCGTTAATAATTTTAGAAAATATAAATAAAAAATATAAAACTTATAAAGATGTTTTAAAAAACGAAGATTATAAACTATATTATTGGAATGATGGGGATAGAACAAGTCGTTTTCCGTGTGAACTATCTATTTTACTCGTTTTATTAAGTAAAAAATTAATTCCTTCTTGTAGTACTTTCCTAAAAATATAAAAATTCCAAACCGTCAATATAATCTTCATTAAAAATTTTACGTTTCAGTTTTGTATTTATTATGCCAACCACAATATTTTGAACATACGTGTTTGTGGTGTATTTTTATCAATTCAGTTTTTGTAATTTTTAAATTATTTTTTATAAAATGATAGAAAAATATACACTCTGGTATAGTCCTTTTAGGTTTATCTTTTTCATTATTTTTATATTTTTGTATATATAAACCAAAATTATCATATAATTTTATAAATATATCAATATGTTTATATTTGAATATAAACACGTGATCTTTTACCCATTTACAATTAGTTGACATATCAGTAACTATAACATCATTATCTTCTAATAAATTTAATACTTTATTTTCATCTTCAATCGTTAAACCATTATCTATTCTACAAAGAATTATAACATCTTCTGGAGCATAATTATCATTTTTTATTAATTGTGATACTCCGCGTATATTATTAAAAAATGAAAATATTCTATAACCTTGTTGAAAAGCGTGTGAATCAGGAAGAAATTTATCGGTACAATACTTATTACATTCTTTAATATGCTGGTTTTTATTATATTCATATAACGTTATTTTTGTATCATTGCCAAATTTTTTTGCTAATTCAATAATGTTACACTTTTTGTCATTATCCTCATTTATTATAGTTGGTGAAAAAATATATTTTTTATAAGAAGATTGTTTAATATCAAAATTATATGAAAATTTATCACTTCTATAAAAGCCAAAAAAACCCAAAATAATAGTCATATATATATATATATAATAAGAAATAAATATTAACAAAAATTTTACTGTTAATTTTTATATATGTTTTGAAATATTTATTAAAAATTAAATTCAGAGAAGATGTTATATTGTGAATTACTTTTGATATTTTTTTCTAATAAAAAAAATTTATTTTTAATTGATATATTTGCTTTTGGACAATAATATCCATCTTTTATCAATAAATTATCAATATTTTTAAAGTTATAATCAAATTTATCCAAATTTATATGAGGGTGTAAATTAAAAGTTAATTCAATATCAACATCATTTTTTGATTCATTTTTAATAATATCAATTATTTTTACTCTATTTAAATTTATTATTATTTTTCTGGTATGATAAACTAAATATTTTTCATTATATGGATTTATACAAGTTACTGTATAATTATTACTATTTTTTAATATTTCAATTGAACCAGCATTAAAAAAATTTGAATTTAAATACCCTTTCTTATTTTTTATACCAAATGTTGAATGTCCATAAGAACTTATAACATGTTTTCTAATAGGATCATTACTATTATAAGAGTATCTTCCACTATCTACAAAAATTGGTACTTTATTTAAATATAATTCAAATGAACAAAAATCGAAATGTTTATGATAATTAGAAAAATAATTATTTGTTATACAGAAATATATATTTTTATCTTTAATTATACCAAATCCGGTTTCTTTAAACACAATGTAATCCTTTTTAGATGCAACTTTATTATCAAGAATATAACTTTCATGTTCTAATGGATGTATATCTGTATCACCAATAAGAGTATATGATTTTTCATTTATAAAAAAATAATCAATATTATTATTAAAATTATTTAAATATTTTTCAGTTATATCATTTAAAATATTATTATAGTGAAATATGGAAATTAAAGAAGCATATAATCTATGGTAATTAATTGAATGTTCTTTGCATAATCCTTCATTTATTGATATTAATCTATTTAAATTCATTTTTAATCTTTTTTCAACTTCTGGTAAATTTTTATTAAGTAATGGACTTACCATTAATAGAGATAAATCTACATATAAACCATGATTATTTGGATTATATTTTATTGTTAGAAGATAATTATAATTTATTTCTATATATTTTATTATATTGACTAAGAAATTATCATTTATTTTTAAATACTTAAAATTATATAAAATATAATGTAGCATATGTAAAGTAATTAATCTCCATGCTATTGCATGATCTCCCCATACTTGATTTTTTTTAGGTGTATTAAATTTTTGAATAAAGATATTTATTAAATCTATTAATTTATTAATATACATAAAGTTAGATGTAATAATATATTTATTCATAAAACCACATACTATATCTCTTAATGTATATAATCTAAAATTAAAATTTAAATCTTCTGTTTCATTAAAAATATTATTATCTATTAATTTATTATTAAGTGTGGTAATATACATATTATTTTTTAAATTTTCAATTGAATACTTATTTATATTAAGTCCATATTTATTTTTAATAAAGTTAATATCTATATATTCAGTCATTTATTTTATATTTGAATATATTAATTATTTTTAAGTAATATATAAAAATTTATATATTAATTATTTTTATAAATTAACGTCTATATATATAATATTGAATATGTAGAAAAATTATTTATTTATTTCAATTTCAAATATTAGAAGAGGTGTATAAAAGTCTTCTATTGGACCTTGTGATTCAAAAAATGGTACATAAAATTTATTATCAACTGCAAATTTACTTGAAATACATGCATTAAATCCATGGGTTCTTTTAAATGAATAATTTAAATCCGTTAATAGATCAGATTTTCCAGTTATTTTATTTACTAAATATATACTTGTTGCAGGGACGACACCACGTGAAGATTCAGAAATAGTAATAAAATATTCATCATTTACTTTTACTAAGCATCTTACTTCATTATTGCCCAACTTATCATAACATTTTATTGTTTTCATATCATCCTTATTTAATCTAAAAAATCTTGAATTTCCATCTAAACGGTCATCTGTTGCCCAATATAAATACTTATCTTCAATATAGACTGCTGTATGTCTGAATATACGAGGATCATTTTTATCATTTATTTTATAATTAATGTTATGATGTATTTCATTCCAAGTATCACCATCATCTTGTGATTTCCATATTTTACATTGAGATGCGGAATCACCTGTTGATCTATACCAACAATTATCAAATTTATCGTATCTACAAGTATGATAATGTCTTACTTCTCCAAATGATTTTTTATTATTTATAATATTATTTCCTTTATAAGTGTCAATAATTTCCCAAGTTTCCCCGTCATTTTTAGATCTATAAAAATTAACTATATCGCTATCACAACAATAATCCCCAAACATAATTGCATTCTTGTTACAATCAATCCCCCATGCTCCTAACCATGAAAAAGGAAATTTATTTTTGTTATTTAATAAATTCCAATTAGAATCATATATATATAAATTATAATAACCATCTTTTGATACTATACATAAATGTTTATTTGATAATGTTGTAAAGCATTGTCTGAAACCAATTTTTTCTTTAATAAAAAATTCTTTCCTTTTTTTTGTAATTTCATTTATTTCTAATATAGTTTTTAGATAATTATTTTTAAGTATTACTATTGAATTATTATTATTTTCTGGATAATAAACTTGCTCTAAAAACTCATAATGAGATTCTTTATTATAGTTGAAATCACTTATTGTAAGTGTAACTTTTAGTTCATCAATTGTTTTATTAACAATTAATTTTTCTCTTTTTTTAAAATACTTATTAAATGTTTTATTCCGTATTAAACTTTTATAATTGCTTACATCTTTTAATACTGATCTAGGTATGTAATTTGGTTTTGAGATTGTTTTCCCATCAATAGGATATAATAAGTTTATGTCAAATGTATTATTTATAAGATTAATAATATAATTTATTTTTTCTTTTCCGTTTATAAATTTTAAAATTTCGTCATAATCTAATATTAAATATTTACAATTATTAGATTTTAACTTTTCTTCAACATCTTTAAAATAATTAAGATAATTTTTTTCATAAATTAAAAAGTCTTTTACCTTAACATCTAATTTTTCTTCTTTTGAAAAATAAAATCTTTTATATGAAATAAAATTTTCCAATATATTCCTTTTTGTTAATATGTAAAAAACATCATTATTATCTTGTATAAAATCATTATTATCTAATCCTTTTAATAACTTAGTAAATAAAAAATTTATATCTTTTTTTTTATATTTATTGAATTCTCTTACATATGTTTTATAATATTCTGTATTTGATTTACATTTTTCTAATTTTTTAATAATTTTTAAAGCATCTTTTTTATCTTTAAGATTATTTTCTAAAAATTTTTTTTGATCGTTTACTCTTGAAACAATTTTTTCAGTAATATTTTTAATAGTCGTTTTATAATTAAACCTAAAACTTAATCCTTCACGAATATTATGAACATTTTTAATATCACAAATTATATTTTTTATATATGAAGAACCTGACCTAGGATAAGAATTAAAAATAATTTTTTTAACATTTTTATTTTCACTAATTTGTAATTTTTTACCAATTTCAGTCATTTTATTATATATATATATATATATATAATTAATTTTAATAATTTAAATGCACATTTTATTTATTTTTTTAAATGTTTATCTTTGTAATCTTTTAATAATGTTATTATACTTCTCTACATTCCATTTTCTTTTTGTAATACCTTCTTCAATATTTCTTTTATAATTTTGCGTAGAACTATCTCCTAAGTCGGCATAAATTATATTTGGATAAAAAACAAAACATTGACCGTAATATTTTTCTTGAATTGTTTGTAATTCAATATCAGCGGGGTATTGAAAATTATTTAATAGTTCTAAAACTTCATCAAATACCGAAATGTCAATTCCGATTGCAAAAGAGCCGCTAGTTCTTTCTGGTAAATAAAAATAATCATTAATATTATGTATATCATGATGTATACCATCTTTTTTTTCTAACCACCTATGTTGTGACGCACCTAAATATAATAATTTCCAATTTTTATTTATTTTGTTAACTTTCTGAAAGTCGATCAAAAAATTTTCAATATCAAGTAAAATATCATCATCTAATATTAATATTTTTTTATATTGATTTTTTTTTGCATTATTAATTATTTTTATGTAAGACTTTATATATCCTATTTCACCAAGTGTAGAAATTTTTTTTCTAAAATATTGTGAAAAACGGTTATTTGTGGTAATAGGTTTATAATTATCTAATATTATTTTGCAATCTTTATCAATCTTACCATTAATTCCATCTATTACTTCATACTCAATATTTAATATTTTTAAACTTTTTAGTGATCTTTTAAATTTTTTAGATTCTTTATCAATTGTAATTATATAAATCTTATCAAAATATTGATTAGGATGAACAAAATTTAATAATGATTTATTTAAATATGAATTATTATAATTGGTAATATGAAATGAATCAATTAATTTATAATAATCATTTTTAACACATTCATATGAATAATTTTTTTTGGCAATATCATACAAATAATCTCCTAGTTCCTTTCTTTTTTTTGGATTATTTTTTAAATAATTTAACTTTTTACAAAAGTCTTCCTTTGTATGATCATATAACATATATTCCCTATTTTTTGGTATTATTTCACGTATTACTTCTAAATCTGATGATAACATACAACATTTTTTTTGTGCTATACTAAAAATTTTTAATGGCATTATTTTTTGTGTTGTTATCCAATTTTTTCGGGGTAATACAAATATATCAAATATATTTTCTATTATACAACATTCTTCATGACTTATTCGTCCAGTAAATAAAAAGTATTCATTTAAATTTAGTTTATTTACTTGCTCTTTATAAATATCAAGATATCGCGATTCTTTATTTGGCACATCACCAACTATAATACAAAATATATCTTTGCTATAATTTTCTGTAAAAAATTTAATATAATTTATATAATCATCTAATCCCTCATATGAAATTATTGTACCAACCCAACCAATTATAAATTTATTTGTAGGTATGTAAAATTTTTTGTAAACTTTATTTAACTCTTTTCCGACCTTTATATTATCTTTTTTATGATTATTAAAATCTATAAAATTAGGAATTGTTAATAATTTATTTCTGGGCAAACAAAAATTATCATATAAATATTCATTTGTTGTATTTGATATTGATATAATTTTATTTACTCTGTGATATATATTACTATATTCTAGTATAAAATTCTTATACTTTTTATCACTATATTTTAATATTTTTTTATCTAAATATGGTAACCAATTCATACCTCTTTCATCATATATTATATTTTTTGTAATATCTAATAGTGGTTTAGTTAAAATAAAATCTGTTGTAGAAATAACTACATTATTTTTATTTATGATTTCTTTATAATACTTATTACTTTTTAATAACCATTCATTAAGTTCAGCGTTATTTAAATTATATTCTCTATTTTTAGAATCAAATATTCTATTATATTTTATTGAGTCAATAATATCAAAATTATTAACATCATCTTTATTAAAAATATCTTCTAATCTATCATATGGAAATCCTAATTTAGTATAAAATTTACAACGATTATCATATTTATCTTTTAAAAGTTTCGCAATTCTATGATTTTTTATATCATAACCTGAAGTTTTATATGGCAATGATTGCCTATATAAACTAATTATATTAGTATCATTAAAACTATTAAAAATTTTTTTAATTTTAGGTATTATACAATCAAATGTTAAACCACAATTTTTAATTGTAAAATAATTATTTTTTAAAACAAAATTAATTTTATCAATATTTGTTTTTAATAAGTTAATTATTTCAGTAAGTTTTACTATAAAGTTATTAAAATTATTTTTTTTAAATAAATATCCATTAAAATTATCAATTATATTCTCTTTAAATGGTTCTAAATCAGAACATAATACTAATTTTCCAAAACCTAATGCTTCATTAATTTTTAATGGTCCTACAATTTCAGTTAGTTCATTAGATAAACGTGGTATTATAATGATATCAAGTAAATTAAATATACTTTTTATATTATCATTTGGTATTTTATTATAATTTTTTACAAATGAATAATTATAATTATTATTAGATCCAACTAAATGAAAATTTAATTCATTTTTAATTTGATTATTATCAATTGCATCTAAACATTCTAATATTCCTTCATAACAAACATCACTTCCAATATAACCTATGTTTATTTTTCGATTTGATATTATATTTTTAAAAGGTTTAAATAATAAATCCTTTTCAAAACAGCTATTTGGTAATATGATTATTTTATCTTCATCAATATCATTTTTTATTAAATAGTTTTTTAAACTATTATTCAATACAAAACAGTAATCACTAGATTTACATGCCATTATTTCATTTTTTTTTTCATATTCTATTTGTTTTTTAATTAAATTTTGATTTAAATTATTGTTCACAGATTTAGTTAAATACCATAATCCTCTTACTTCATATATAGTTTTTATATTTATTCTTTCTGAACATTTTACAGCACTTAGAGGTAATGTATAATTAGATGCAGATTGAATTAATTGTATATTGTATATTTTAGCAAAAAACTCCAGTATAAAAGAATATGATTTTATTTTAATCTTATTTACAAAAAATGTAAAATTTATATATTTTATATTTGATTTCGTATCATTTATAATAAAATATTTATTTTCATCAGGTCTACATAAATTAAGTGTTTTTATATTATTATTATTATAAGAACTAATTATATTTTTTGTTCTAATTGTATAACCTGATATTATATCTGGTAAACAAGTATAAGTAAAATAAATTATATCATATTTTTTTTCTAAACTTAATAAATTATTAATTATAATATTATAGTTATAATCTAAATTTAAATTAATAATTGTTAAGTATTTATATTTTTTAATAATTTTTATATAATCTATAATTTTTTCGTTAAATTTAATTTCATCACATTTAATTAATGTATATTTAGAATTTAAATTTTCTATATCATAATTTGCAATAATAATAATTTTTTTTAGAAATTTATAATATTTATTTTTTTGTAATAAATTAAATTGATTTTTGGATTTGATAAATATTATTCCAACTGAATTTAATAAATGAATATTACTAATTATTTCTTTTCCATACATCTCGTACTTTTTTTTATTTGAGCTTACTTCACCATTATCACCCCATCCATTTTTAGGCCAACAAATACCTATATCACTTGTTGCTATTTCATAACATGTATCTCTATGACTTAAATTATTCTTAAATGTTATACCTTTTATACCATTTTTAATGAAAATATTTATTTTATCATTAAATGTTTGAGCACCATGAATTTTGTTATACACAATTTTAAGTAATACTTCTGGTCTTTCATTATGAATTTTTTGAAATTCTTCAATAATTTCTAAAATATTTTCTTCATCTCGTAATGTTCCACAATAAATTAAACGGATTTCATTGTCATTTCTTTCTGGTAAATTAAAATCATATTTCACATTTTTTTCAAGTCTTTCTTTTTCAAGTCTTTCTTGTTCTTGTCTTTCTTTTTCAAGTCTTTCTTTTTCAAGTCTTTCTTTTTCAAGTCTTTCTTGTTCTTGTCTTTCTTTTTCAAGTCTTTCTTTTTCAAGTTTTTCTTTTTCAATTTCAAGGATTTTATTTGAATTGATGCTTATTTTTTGTTCCAATTCATTTAATTTATTTATAATTTTATTAAATTTTTTAGAATTATCTTTTATTCTTATTTTTACACTACCATCTTCAATTTTTTTTAACTTATTATCTAAATAATTAATTTTATGTAAAATTTGTGATAATTTAATTCTATTCATCTGTATTAGATTATAGATAATTATTTTAAATAATAAACTTTATTTAAAATAATTTTTTGATAATTAAAATTATTATTATAATATATATATGATAATTTATATTATAATTTTATTTTTGTTTATATTTCTATTTTTTAATAAAAATAATATTGAATATTTTAAGGAAAAATGTTATGATAAATGTTTAAAAAAATTTAAAATAACAAAAAATAGTGATAAATACAATAAATGTTTTACAAAATGTGGATTTTATCCATCTGAACAAATTAATAAAAATGATTATAGAGGACATGTATTAAGTAATAATAAATTTGTATTAAATTCATGTTGTAATTAATTCTATATTAACATTATTTATAAATAGATTATACAGTTCAATTTCTAAATTTGTATTTTCAATAAATATATTTATTATTGTAGTTTTTTCTTTAATTTTAGGCAAATATGTTTTTGGATAATTGTTATTCATAATTCTTATATATCCTTGTCTTAATTTATGTTTATAATTTAAATCTAATGTTATTTTGTAATTATTATTAACTTTTAAATTATTGAAAATATATTTACTTTTTATATCATATTCTTCTAAATCCCATTTAAATCTATTAGAATATATTAGTTGATCTCTTCCTTTACATATGTTAGAATTACATAAATCACATATTACTAAATTTGGATAACAACAATTTAAATTAAATTTATCTTTAAAATATAGAAATGAAACATCAGTTGGTGTCAAATTATACTCCAATATTTTTAATAAGAATTTAAATATATTTTTATCAATTACAATTCCAAATGTACCACAATCATTATTTATTTTATAACATGTAAATGTTTCTTTATTTAAATTTTTTTGTGTTATCCACGAAGAACCTAAATAAAATACATCTGATTTTTGTATAACATTTATAATACTATTTAATCTTTCTTCAATATCCCTATGGAAATAAAAATCATATTCTATTATTATAATTTTATTATAATTATTTTTAATTGAATCTTTTAATATTTGTTTAAAAGAATAAATATGACCTAAACTATTAATTTTTAATTTATGACTTTTTATTCTGTTTTTACTATATTCAATATATTTATCAATGTTATATTTTTTATAAAAACCATCTTTTTTAATTTCAGAATAATCTCTATTAAGATGTATTTCAAATTCTTTTTGTAATTCTTTTTCACCATGTACTGCTTTAAAATACTTTAATTTATTACTTGTTGTATTTAATTTAAATTCTATTTGATTTTTCTCAAATTCATCTAAATAAAGAGCATACACACAATCTATATTTTTATCAAACTTTTTTGAAAAAATATAATCCTTTTTATATTTATTTAATTTATATTTTAAGTTTGTAACTAGATCTTCTTTTATTTTTAATTCATCTGATAAGATTGTAACATTATCTTCATTTATTTTTAATATATTTGATAAGTTTGTAACTGAATTTTCTTTTATTATTAATTCATTTGATAAGTTTGTAACATTATCTTCCTTTATTTTTAATTCATTGGATAAGTATTTAATTGAGTCCTTTTTTTTTTTTTTTTATTTTGTTT